AATGTGTATTATCTAAACATAGAAGGTAGACTTAAGAAAAGAGACCTCGAAGGCATACCCGGTCTAGATCTCGACAGATTTGATGTTATTGGTTCTCAGCAAGGAAAAATATTACACGCCGAAGAATATTTGCAAATAGCAGAAAGAATTATTAATGAGGAGCCAGGAAGCATACTGATTATAGACTCATATTCTGCACTATGTACCGAAGCAGAAATTACTAGTGATATGGATAAAATGCAAAGAGCAGATGGTGCTAAATTATTAGCTAAATTTTGTCGTAAGGTTGCCAATGTGATTCCGGTTAACAAAAATATAGTAATAGGCATTACACATCTTATGGGTAATCCAACTGGTTATGGGGCAGAATTTAAGGAGAAGTCTGGACAGGCTATTGCATATCAAACTGATATTAAGATTAGAGCAAAAACCTTTAGTCCATGGGTGTTGAGCAGTAGTAGTACACAAATTGGTCAAGAAATTCAATGGCAGGCAGTATGTTCTGCTCTTGGTCCTCCGGGTGGTACGATTACATCTTATATTCGATATGGAGAAGGTATAGATAGATATACTGAGCTAATTGTACTAGCATCAGATATGGGGCTGATCAACAAAGGTGGAGCTTGGTATACATTAGACTTTTTAGCAGACAAACCAAAATTTCAAGGAACAGAAAAGGTTAGAAATTATCTGATAGAAAACCCAGATGCATATCAAACACTTTATAACGAAGTCAAAAATATGATGGGTATCAAGTGAATGATAGTTAAAGATTTAGATGGAAACAATCATAATTGGCAACTTATCGGCAACTCATCCCATGCCAAAGCTGTTAATAAGTCTGCGTTGCATTTACAAGCAAGGACGTTACTGAAAGATCTTTTTCCAACACTATCTATTCTAGAAGAGGTTTCTATCCCATTAAGAAGGTCTGAAACCCTGTATCTGGACTTTTACATACCTATGATTAAAGTTTGTGTGGAAACACACGGAGAACAACATTATAAATTCGTAGGACACTATCATCATAACATGATGGGTTTTATGAAACATAAAAAAAGAGACAAAGAAAAAATTGAGTGGTGCCAACTCAATAATATTACTTACATAGAATTACCCTTTAATGAAACGCCGGATAATTGGTCTGAAAGGATAAAAAATGAATACCAAGGAACAAGTTGAGTCTTGGGATAAAATCCTAGATGAATACGAAACATCTATAGGTTTTGCAGCTTATAGGAATGACGCCTTTTCAACAGATGAGCTGCAACATTATTTGGCAATGAATAGGAATGATCTCGAAAAATTAACACCAGAGGACTGTGCTCAAATTGCCTATAGGCTTTGTCAATTTGCTTTTCATATACAAAGAACAATTAATAGAGAACTAGCAAGATATAATTGGGCAGATGAGAGTATTAAGGATACTATAGCGGATGATATCAATAACTATAAGGGGTATGGCTATATAGAAAAATCCCAACAAGCTATCAAACACAATGAAAAGGCCAGTGCTTTGAATAAAATAAAAAAGTATGCCAAACAACGCAGCGACCGACTACAATACCTAGCAGGCAATATCAAAAATCTATCTGATATATTGTTGTCAATACAAAAAAGCAAAAATATTTCTAATAAGTAAGTAACAAGGAACTAGTTAATGATTCTAACAGACCCGGCTGCTGAAAGAGCTGTTTTGGCTGGCATATGTTCATATGGCGAAGACGCATATCTGGATGTGGCCGACATTGTACAAGAAAGCTCTTTTACTATAGATAGTAATGCTATCATTTTTAAGTGTCTTAAAACTCTTTGTGAGAGTAGTCAAAAAACCATAGATATAGCATCTATTTATTCTGTGGCCCAGGAACTGGGTTTGTCTAATATATTAGCCAAAAAAGAAGAAACACAACACTTAAAGGCTATTATAGATTTTCCTGTCAGTTTAGATAATGTTAGAAAATTTGCTGCCAAAATAAGAAAGCTTGAAATAGCCAGACTATTACGTAAACAGTTAGAGAATACACAAGATAAAATCCTAGAAGTTACTGGTAATGAACCAATATCTTCTATTATAGGTATAGCCGAAGATAGTATATTCAACTTCACGTCCTTGCTTAATGATACCGATAGTGGTCCAGAAAAGATCGGTAACGACATAGAAAACTATGTACAATTACTAGAAGAACACAAAGTAGATCAAGTTGGTATTCCAACTGGATTTCCTATCTATGATCAATCTATAGGTGGTGGCTTAAGAAAAGGAACTGTCAATGTGATTGCTGCCAGACCAAAAACAGGTAAAACACTATTGTCAGATAATATGGGTAGAAATATAGCAGCACAGGGTATTCCAGTTTTAAATATGGATACCGAAATGAACAAAGAAGACCATATACATAGACTTTTAGCTATGATGACAGAGATAGAAATTAATGCTATCGAAACTGGTAAGTTTGCAGAATCTCCAGAAAAAAAGAGTAAAATATATAAAGCAGTGGAGGCACTTAAGGAAACTAAGCTTTATCATAAAAGTATTGCTGGTAAATCTTTCGAAGATCAGCTTTCCATTATGAGAAGATGGTTGGTTAAAGAGGTGGGATTAAACCCGGATGGTACGGCTAAAGAGTGTGTAATTTTTTATGATTATCTTAAGCTAATGGATTCAGCTGGTATATCTCAAGATATGAAAGAATATCAGGTTTTGGGTTTTATGATGACTAGCCTACACAACTTTGCTGTTAGATACAAAGTGCCAGTGGTTGCCTTTATTCAGTTAAACAGAGACGGTATCACTAAAGAAAGCACAGACACAGCTAGTGGATCAGATAGAATCATATGGCTATGTAGTAATTTTACTATCTTTAAGCGTAAGTCTGACGAAGAAATAGCGGAAGATGGTCCAAATAATGGAAATCGTAAGTTAGTGCCACTCATCAGTAGACACGGCGGCGGATTGGACGATAATGACTATATCAACTGCCACATGAAGGGATGGTGTGCAAAAATTACAGAAGGACAAACCAAGCTGGAAATCAATAATTCAACAAATACTAAAAAAGACGGATTTATAATTAACTCAGAAGATACAAATGAAGACAATGAACAAGTCATCCCGTTCGTATGATCAGCAAAAACTCAAAATTGTTTGCGATCAGGTGTGCGACAATATTGAAGAATTGCTAGAAGCTTTAGATGTCGAAGACTATAAGCTTTCTACCAAAATGGTTACTATGTCATGCCCCATACATGGTGGAGACAACAGCTCTGCTGTAAATATATATCATGTGGGAGATCACTACAGGGGTAACTGGACATGTAGAACCCACGGCTGTGAAGAAATCTTTAAAAACTCCATCATAGGTTTTGTACGAGGCGTTCTATCCAGAATAGAATATGGTTGGGTAAAAGATGGAGACAATACTGCTTCGTTCAAAGAGGCTGTGGATTTTTGTTTAAAGTTTCTCAACAAGAATATCAAAGATATTAAAGTATCAAAATCTAGTAATGAAAAACTGACATTTACCAGAATTGTGGAGAGTGTCAAGAACAGCACCGTTAGTCCCGCACTATCTAGTGTCACTCGTTTACAGGTTAGACAATCTCTACAAATACCATCATCCTATTATATCGAAAGAGGATATTCTGATAACATATTAAATAAATATGACATAGGTTTGTGCGATAAGCCTAACAAAGAAATGTATAATCGTGTTGTTGTACCCATATACTCTAATGATGGGCAACACATTGTTGGCTGTACTGGTAGAAGCATTTTTCCTGCTTGTCATAAATGTGGTCATTATCATGATGGCAATGACACTTGTCCAGATAAAAATAATTTATGGAAATATTGCAAATGGAAACATAATGCAGGATTTAAATCACAAGAATATCTATACAACTTCTGGTTTGCTAAAGAACACATTCAAAAGACTAAAACAATTATTCTTGTAGAAAGCCCAGGAAACGTATGGAGACTAGAAGAATCTGGTATACACAACAGCGTAGCCATCTTTGGATCATCTCTGAGTGACAAACAAAAATTATTAATTGATTCATCTGGGGCTATGAATATAATATTACTAATGGACAATGACGACGCCGGACAAAAGGCCGTTAAACAAATTACTGATAAATGCAAAAAAATATATAGAATTTATAATCCCACCTTTTCTAAATCGGATGTGGGTGAAATGTCAATAGAAGAAATTCAATCAATTCTACTTCCTCAAATACTAGGTATCAAATGATCATAGCACTAGCAGGCAGAAAACAATCTGGCAAGAGTACTTCTTGCGAATATATACAGATGCTTCTTAAGGCGCATACAAACTTATCCTGTAAAATATATAGTTTTGCTGACCCCTTAAAACAGGATATTTGCATAAATATTCTTGGATTAACATATGAACAGTGCTATGGTACAGATGATGATAAGAATACGCTTACTCCCCTAATGTGGAAAGATATGCCAGAATATAATATTACATGGACATGGAACGACGAATATGATTCTAGTGGATATATGACAGCCAGACAAGTCATGGAGTTTGTAGGCACTAGTATATTTAGACGCATGAAACATAATGTCTGGTCAGCAGCCACAGTCAACAAAATCAGATCAGAAGATATAGATGTGGCATTAGTAGCTGATTGTCGTTTTCCAAATGAAGTAGAAGCCATTCAAAACAATGGGGGTGTTGTTATTAGACTAACAAGAGACCCATTTCAGTCTAAGTCTGATAGTGAATCAGCTTTAGATCGGTGTTCTTTTGATTGGTCACTATTTGACTATGTTTTAGATAACTCAGATACTACATTAGAACAAAAAAATAATCATATACATCAATTTCTTACCAGTAAAGGAATACTAAAATTATAATTACATATTTTAGAAGCTCATCGTATAACACACACTCAATGTGTGAACAGCAATATTTTTTTGAATATGTGCTAGGTTATCGAGGACCAAGTAATCAGAAGGCTGATAAAGGTACGATTGTACATAAGGTATTAGAAATACTGGCTTTTGTACAACAAACCAAACAAAATACAGAATCATCTTTTGTTGATGACATTGTAGGTTGTGTGAACATCAATGACTATGATCTAGATCAGATAATAGATCAGGTTTACGAATATTATACATCTAGGTTTCATCATCATAAGTGGTCTTCCAAAGACCTAGATGATTGTCGTTCGTGGGTTTACAAAGCTATCACATATAATAATGGGATGTTTGATCCTAGGAATAGAAACATACTATGTCCAGAACAACATTTTGACATAACCATTCCTGAAGAATGGGCCAAATATAAGTATAACACTGCACAGGGCGTTATAGAAGGTAATTTAGCTATTAAGGGCACAATAGACTTAATAACACAAGTAAGCGACAACACTATAGAAATAGTAGACTGGAAAACTGGCAGAAGGCTAAATTGGGCGACTGGTCAAGAAAAAACCCAAGAAAAATTAGAGGACGATCCACAACTAAGAATATACCACTATGCTGCTCAAAAACTATATCCTCATATAGACCATATTATGGTAACTATTTTTTTCATCAATGATGGTGGAGCATTTAGTATATCTTTTGATAAAAGCGATCTACCCAAAACAGAATATATGTTAAAAGACAAATTTGACATTATCAGAAAAACCAAAAAACCTAGGTTGCATAAAAGTTGGATGTGTAGCAAACTATGTCATTATGGTAAGACTACATTTGAGAATACTAATGTATTACCCATACTAGAATATAGAGATGGCCAATTATGCAATGTGAATTCTCATATGACTAAATGTGAACAAGTCAAACACGATATAGAGTTGAAAGGTATTGATGCTGTGGTTGACGAATACACAGTTCCAGGATATACTGTTGGAAAATACAAAGCACCAGGAAGCGTTGAATGAAAACCTATATTCCTCTACATGTACATTCTCACTATAGTTTGTTGGATGGATTGTCTAAGCCAAATCAGATCGCTGATCGTTGTAAAAAAATTGGTGTTGGGTCATGTGCTTTGACAGATCATGGCAACATAGCCGGATCGGTACAATTTCATAACACTATGAAAAAAGCTGGTATCAAACCTATTTTAGGTTGCGAACTATATATCAGTGACTCTGATCCGTCTATAAAAGAGAAAGACAATCACACGCATCATTTTTTGATTCTGGCCAAGAATTTAAAAGGATGGAATCAATTAATGAAAATTATTTCTGAATCCAATAGAGAAGACTATTTTTATCGTAAGCCTAGACTTAGCATGGAGAAGTTGGGGAGTTTTCTAGACGGAAATCTTATTGGGTTTTGTGGTCATTTAGGATCATATGTTGCCGATCATATACTGGAGAATGATAAGATTAAAAAAGATTGGCAAAAAATAGGCGTTGAGAAAATTGCTATGATCAAAGAATTGTTTGGAAATGATAATTTTTTTCTTGAAACACAATTAATGGATCAACAGCACAACCCAATACAAAAAGATCTTAGTGAGTGCATAAGAGAATTGGGACAAATGACCAAGACTAAAATTATTTGTACGCCAGACGCACACTATGCAGAAAAAGAAGACGCTATAGATCAAAGAATATTACTGTGTAATAATTTAAAAACAACGTTCTCTGAAATTAATAAAAAAATCATCAATAACGAACCTGTTCCTATGTCAACCTTTTTTGTTTCAGACAATTATTATATTTTGTCTCCGGAAGAAATGAGGGATTTACATAATGAGAGCGAAATAGAAAATACATTGCTGGTAGATTCTATGTGTGAAGACTATGATATTTCTCACAAACCAATGTTGCCTCCCTTTAAATGTGAAGGAGGGCCAGATGAATACCTTAGACAACTATGTAGAGAAGGTTGGCTACAAAAAATTGCCAAAATTATACCAAAAGAGCAACAAGATCAATATACTGACAGAATCAAGTATGAGCTATCTGTTTTACAGGGTGCTGGTCTGTCCAGCTACTTTTTAATAGTGTCCGACATAGTGAATCATGTGCGCTCTAGCGGGTGGCTACCGGGTCCAGGCAGAGGTTCTGCCGCTGGTTGTTTGGTGTCGTATCTGATAGGAATTACCAGTATTGATCCTATAAAATATAATCTAATCTTTGAAAGATTTTATAATTCTGGTAGAAATACTGCTAATCGTATCTCCATGCCAGATATAGACGTAGACGTACCTATCAACAAAAGAGAATATGTGATATCATATATCAAGAACAAATATGGTAATAATAACGTATCTCAAATGATTACTTTTAACACGTTGAAAGGTCGTGGGGCTCTAAAAGATGTTCTTAGAGTATATGGAGATATTACCTTCGACGAGATGAATAATATCACCAAAACGATACCTGACGAAGCCAAGATTGCCGACGAATTGCAGGAAATGAAAGAGGAATACGGAGAAGCATCAATAATACAGTGGGCGTTAGAAAATAATGCTGACAAACTCAAGACTTGGTGTTATATTAATGAAGATGACGGTTCTCTTGCCGGTCCATTGGCTAAAAGATTTGAACAGGCTATAAGACTGGAAGGAACAAAGGTTAACCAATCCAGACACGCAGCTGGTATCGTTATTTCTGATCAATATTTAGGCAATGTTTGTCCTATGGTATATGACACCAAAAATAAGCAACAGATTGCGGGTATGGAAATGCAAGACTTAGAAACTCTTGGTATTATCAAATTCGATATTCTCGGAGTTGCGATGTTAGATAAAGTAATGACAGTAAGTGACTTATTGAAAAATGGAGGTAGTTATGAATAAGCTATTTTCTGAATTAAATGTTGGAGACCAATTTAAGGTACAAGGCTCTGACACCACATATAGAAAAATAGAAGCAGTAAAGGTTAGTTGTTGTAGATCTATTAACGCAGAAGACATTTCTAATGTCGCTAACAGGACTTTTCTCGCCCCAGGAACAGTAGTAGTAATTAATGGCTAATAATCAAAAAATTTGTGTGTTTGATCTGGAAACAGACGGCAAGGATCCTAATGTTTGTAGTCCCGTACAAATTGCTGCGATCATAGTGGATCCTTTTAAGCTGGAGATTGTGCCAGATTCTGAATTTAATATCAACTTAAAACCATCGGCTTTAGAAAGCGACAATAATTACAAGTATGAAGATTCTGATGTTTTAGATTTTCATGCTAAAGTTAAAAATAGTTCTAAAGCATCTATATTAGAAGAATGGCATAATTATCCTAAGCAGGAAGCTGGATGGAAGATGTTTGTCTCATATTTAGAGATGTATCATCTAAGACCAGATAAAAAATCGTGCTTTACAGCTCCTATAGCAGCCGGATATAATATCAACCGATTTGACCTTAAGATCATAGAAAAGCTGAGTATTAAATATAAAAACGTGAATAAAGAAGGTAATTCATCTTTGTTCTATCCTAGAGATGTGATAGATATTATGAACTTGATTTTTTATTGGTTTGAAGGCTCTAAGGAATTAAGCAGCTATACATTAGACAATGTAAGAGATTATCTTGGCATATCTAAAGAAGGGGCACACGATGCTCTAAAGGATGTTAAAGATTCGGCAAATATCTTGGTTAGATTTTTAAAGCTACATAGAAAACTAGCTGCCAAGGTTAAATTTAAAGATTCATTTTTGGTGGACTAGCCCTATAATAGATTTATGGAATACTATACATTTGACTGCGGGTGTAAGTTCCCACTTATCGGAAAGTCTGATGGGGAAACTATGCCAAAAATTGATTTCTCTACAGATATTCTATCTCTGAATTTTGAGTGTGCTAGAACCTGGGAAATGATTTCTGCTGGTAATACCAAAGGTTGTTTTCAGCTAGAATCAAGACTTGGTCAAAGCATGGCAAAAAAACTCAAGCCATCAAATATAGAAGAACTATCTGCTCTGATTAGTATCATGAGACCCGGATGCCTAGAAGCTATTAGAGATGGTAAAACTGTTAGTAATCATTTTATAGACAAGAAAAACGGATTAGAGTCTATTGATTATTTTAATGAAGCACTAGAACCGATACTAAAAACCACATTCGGCGAAATGGTCTATCAAGAGCAAGCAATGGAAATTGCTCAAAAAATAGCTGGTTTTGATTTACAAGAAGCTGATCAATTAAGAAAAGCTATTGGTAAAAAGAAACCAGAGGAGATGGCAAAGCTTAAAACAACATTTATCGAAGGCTGCAAAAAAACTAAAATTGTATCGACAGAGGAAGCAGAGCAAATTTTTAGCTGGATTGAAAAATCTCAGAGATATTCATTTAATAAATCTCATGCTGTTAGTTATGCTATTAATGCATATCTGTCAGCATATAGTAAAGCACACTTTCCCAAAATCTTTTTTGCATCATATCTCAAATATGCCAAAGATAAAATTGATCCACAACAAGAAATCAAAGAGTTAGTTAAAAATGCTACAGAAATGGATATTGATATTTGTGTACCCGATTACCGATTACTGAATCAGTTTTTCGTAATAAGAAATAATAAAATCTACTTTGGTCTAACAGACATTAAGGGTGTAGGAGAGTCAGTATATAAAAAAATAGTAGAACTATCGAAAAGACTCAATGTTAAAAGCTTATCGTGGATAGAAATAGTACTATACGTATTATTGAATATTAATGCTACAGCAGCCAAGGCTTTGATTTGTTCTGGAGCCTTTAGTTATATTCCTAAGCATCGTACAGAAATGTTGTTCGAATATGAGATTTTTAGTCAGCTAACCAAAAAAGAAATAGAATACCTGTTATCTGTTGGTTCTGTTAAAGATTTTAATATTTTGCAACTTCTTAATATTTTAACCAAAAAAAGCAGACTGACTCAAAACAGGGTCAATATTATTAATGCGTTAATTAGTTCTGTTGTGCATCCTCCATACTCTTTAGAAGATAAAATAGAATGGATTTGTGATAATGAGAGCGCCTTACTGGGTATTAATTTAACATACTCTAAAGTAGATTCATATGATATTACTATGACTAATACTACTTGTAAAGAATTTAAAGACTCTAATCGCAAAACAATTATTATAGCTGGTGAAATAGATAATGTTAATGTTATCAAAATTAAAAATGGCAAAAATAAGGGTAACGAGATGGCCTTTGTCAGTATTTCTGACGGAACGGGACATATCGACTCTGTAGTGTTTTTTACAGAACAATTGGCGATATATAGAAACCAATTGTTTGATGGTAACATACTAATTTTTCAAGGGTCTAAATCTTTTAAAAGAAGTGACTTGGTAGTAGAAAAATGCTATGTTCCAGCTGCTTGACTTATGTGTGGCGTATGCTATCATATAGTGGTGTCGATTACTTTGGTTTATTACAAGGAGATTAACGAATGAATATTGTTATTATTAGAGGTAATCTTGCTAGGGATCCTGAAGTTAGAACTGTTAGTACCGGAGGTAAGGAAACTTCTGTTGTGAACTTTACGGTTGCTACCTCTAGAGAGTATACTAAGTCCAACGGTTCCAAGGATAAGATTACTTCTTTTATACCATGTGAAGCATGGGATACGGGTGCGGAGATTATCGGTCGTTCTTTTAAGAAGGGCGATTTAGTTCTTGTAGAAGGATCAATCAGAAACGATTCTTGGGAAAAGGATGGAGTAAAGCATTCCACCTTGAAGATTCGTGTCAATAACTTCTCAAAGATTACAAAGCTATCCGCTGGTACTAAGAACTCGGAAGCAAATAAAGAAGAGACAGTAGCTTTCTAACTTTAGAAACTAAATAAAGAGAGGCTATGTATAAAAGCATAGCCTCTTTTTGTATTTATTATGAGCAAACCACTTAAAATTTTATTTTGTAACGAAGCTAGTTTTCTTAGTACAGGTTTTGCCGTATACGGTAAAGAATTTCTTAAAAGATTATCCAAAGATCCAAGATTTTATGTGGCTGAGCTTGCTTGCTACGGTTATGTAAACGACAAAAGAGATAAAGATGTTAACTGGAGATATTACGCCAACGCCGTACATTCTCATGACTCTAGGTTTAGTGTATACGAGTCGAATAGAGAAAACCCGTTCGGAAGATGGAGATTTGAAAAAACGGTTTTAGACTTCAAACCAGATGTAGTTATAGATATTAGAGACTACTGGATGAATTCTTATCAAGCACTATCTCCTTTAAGGAGATATTTTCATTGGATACTAATGCCCACTATTGATTCTTATCCACAACAAGAAAGCTGGCTAAACACTTATATAGATGCTGATGCTATCTTTACCTATTCCGACTGGGCAAAAAATGTATTGGCTCTACAAACCAACAATAAAATTAATTATATAGATACAACATCTCCTGGTATAGATACCGACATATTTTTGTCTCTTAACAAGACAGATTGTCGTCAAAAATGGGGAATACCTGAAGATATTTTTCTGGTAGGTTCTGTTATGAGAAACCAGAAACGCAAACTAATCCCTGAACTCATCAAAACAGTTAGATCTATCATAGATCATCTTGTTGATATTAAACATCCATTGGCTAACAAAATATTTTTATATCTTCATACTGGCTATCCAGATTATGCTGGTTGGAATATTCCCAATATTCTCAAAGAATATAGGATGTTAAACAGAACGCTACTAACCTATGTGTGTAAAGCATGTAGGCATGTTTTTGCCGATGTATACAGCGGTATTCATCGAGTATGTCCTAAGTGTAAAAATAAATCATGCAGTATGCCATCTGTGAATCACGGCATTTCTGAGAACGATTTAGTCGCACTGTATAATGCCTTTGATTTTTATGTACAATATTCTATTTGTGAAGGTTTTGGTATGCCTCAGGTAGAAGCAGCGGCTTGTGGTATTCCCTTAGCCACTGTTAACTACAGCGCTATGGAGGATATCGTTAATAAATTGGATGCACAACCTATCAGAGTGTCTACGTTCTTTAAAGAACTAGAAACACAAGCAATCAGAGCATATCCAGATAATGAAGATTTGAAAAATATCATCATAAACTTTATCAACCTGCCACAACCTATAAAAAGCGTCAAAGCACAAAAAATTAGAAGCCTATGTACGCAACACTATAATTGGGATAATATTTACAGCAAATGGGAAACATATCTCTTGTCTCTATATAATCAAAAACAAGAAAAAACATTTGATCCATATGATATGATAAAAAATATGCAGACTAAACCACTATTGGACTTGGAAGTGATCAAGCAATCTAACGGCAGTGTTTATGACAAAATAAGCCACATCTACACACATTATCTCGATAATATCGATCAATCTAATTCGTATGAAATGTTAAATATGGTTAATAAGCTAATAACAAAAAATTCTATTGGTGATCATCAAGTATCGAGTTACGACTGGGAAGATGCTGTTCAACAATTTAATACTATGATCAATAATCATAATACAATTATAAATTTTGTAAAAGACAATACTGCTATAGAAGAAGATTTTATTCAGTATGCCAATATCAAAGATCCGAGAATTAAAAGTGAATAACAAATTAGTATTTTTATCTAACACTAAAAATAGTTTTTGCGATAATCTAAAAAAAGAAGCAGAACCCAAAGAACTTTGCTTGATACAGCTTAACGAATTAGAGCATCCATATATTTCAAAAAAATTTCATAAAAATATCTGTATACCAGATATCAAACTATTGAGTGATATATCAATACCTCCAGAATACAGATTTATTGACCATTTGTGCTGTACTAATGATTTGGTCTCATCCATATTAGACAACCAAAACCTAGAACACTTTAAGCTAAATTATAAGTGGAATCCTATAGATCACGAGATACAAATAAATAATACATATAAAAATATGTTTAAATATGGGGCTGTATTTAACTATAGAGATGATCAGGTGATTTTACAAGATTTGCTATATGTTTTCTATGAAGCTACAAAAAATACAGACAATGTGATATTATTATTGTACGTATCCCATGAATCTAACAAAGAAGTCGTGGAAGATATTAAAAACTTACACAACAGACTTAATATCAAACCGCATCAATCTAAAATTTTGTTATATACACAACAGAGCTTTGATGATATTAGTAAAATGTCTTTGATCAATATCTGCGACTGTATGATGCTTTTCAATTCTATAAGCATAGACGAACTAATATATAATCATACATTATTCAAAAATAAAACATTAATGTCTAAATACAAACTTTATAACTCTAATCATAATATAAAAATACTAAATACGACTAAAAAAATGATTAAATACAAGGGAAAGCGAAAATTTTACGAACATATAGATATACATAATTTATATACATATTTGACAACAATCAATCATGACAACGGTATGCAAATTATGATGAATCATCAGCCACCACAATCCACAAATATTTCAGCTATTCTATGTTAAATTCTATATTATACAATAGGCTATATGAGCGTGATGAGCATATAAATAAAATACTTTATATCAAAGCGAAATCTTTGTTTGATGTCATTGTAGAAATGGTATTATCCGATAAAATTATTAGTTCTACAATCAATAATCCATACAATGGATATATAATATATAATCAAATTATTATTAATGATGTTACCCCACATTATAAGCTTATAGACAATTTAGAAGATAGCAGTCATTTAATAATATTTTTGCACGAAGATCTCGATAGACTTAAAACAGAAGATACTATGATTGTATGCAGTAAAATTAAACAATCTAAAGTTATCAATTTTCATACAAAATCTAAACTAAACCCAGGAACGGGTATACAATATGCTATACCTAAACCGCCAAAAATTAATGATGAGCAGCGCCATAAAAATTTGTTGATATTGGGTCAAAATATTAGATCAAAAATTACCAATGCTGATATTGTTGTTGACTTTGATGAGCTGAGATCATACAATGATATTGTATCTTTGTTGCAGCAATACAAGGTGGTTGCTTGTGATCATGTTGTAGAAAAAATGTTAGCACAAAGCATGGGATGTAAAACAATAGGCTGTGGTAATATAGTGTCAGACATAGCTAATGAAGCCTATGACAATAATCTTAAGATCAATTATGACTTTAAATCTTTTACAGCACAGCTAAACAAATTAGTGAATAATAAATGAATATACTAGATATAAGTAATCAAACCATAGAAGAAATACATAATATCCCAAATCACTCACAATTATGTATTGTACATAACAATATAGACTTGTTACAAGATAAGCCGACAGCTTTTGATACTATTATTTCTAAACTAAGAATAGGCGGCGAGTTTATATTGTTTTTTACCGATGTGAGCGCCCTGTTGTCTGATTGTCAAAACAACATCATATCCAAACAAGACTTCTGCAACAACATGCAGAATGTTAAATACTATACCGACTATAATGAACTGTCTTATTATATTATGAATTTAGAACCAAATATTAGTCTATATAAGCATGTTAGAGAAAACTATAAAATAATTATATCCTTAGTAAGAAAGCAATATTAATGAATACAGAATGTACTAAATGCATATTTTATAATGAAGAACATTGGTGTGATTTTTCCATACCTTCTGTTCTTGATACCAAAAAGTACAACACAGATGAAACAACCCATACTATCAATGATTATAAATGTAATTATGCTTTTGGTAAACAAACTTTTGAGTTTATAAAAGACGAAACAAAAGAATCTATTAGTGAGAAAATTTTTAATAGAAATAGATTATCTGTATCTTTGGTGGTTAATTTTGACAATTGTAATACTACGACAGAAGCTATCTGTGATATTATAGAAAACTTAGCTTTTCAGCCATCCAATATTTTATGTTATGGAAAAAAGATCTCAGCTAACGATATTACAACATTCAAAGATAAAAGTCCTATTCCTTGGAAACTAAATCAAATTCAGCCGGATATTCCAGATACATTAGCTTTGGCGTCTAGTGTAGATACCACCACGGGTAAAAACAATACTGTGGGATTTTTACATATCAATTCAGAAGAATCTCTGCTAGACCTAGATAACCTAATAAATGGTTTACATATTAGTATTGTCATTAATAATAACGTGGGCATTTTTTATAAAACACAAAATAATATTGATGGAATGTTTATGTTTTATGATGATTATAAAACCATAGGTACCGATAAACTGATTTTGATAGACTCCCCTTGGCTATTTTTTAATCTAGATTCGTATAAACAAACACCGGTTCATACATACATATGATCGATATCGTATTTGTTATTCCTGAAATTACCAAAGGTATGAAGTCTTTTGGACCAAAATCTTTGATTCATATAAAAAACATATCTGTTATTGAACATCAGCTAATGCAAATACGTTCACATTTTCGAAATAATCATATATACTTGCTTACAGGTTTTGAGTCAGATAAAATTAAAAAAGTAGTTTCGTCATCCAGATATGTTACTAAAAAAAAGCATATTCACATCTTAGAAAATAAATCATATGAATCTCATAATCAAACATCGTCAATCCACCAGTATGCTCAACAGTATCAATCCAATCACGGAGCTATGTTTATTAACAATGGTATATTAACCAAATATAATTTTTCAAAAATAATTAACAAAAACAAAAATCACTTATTTTTTGTAGGAGGACAAAAGGCTAACTTTAATATTGGTAGTTCTCAACTAGATTCAATTGAATATTTGTTTTACGATCTTCCTAATTTGTGGTCAGAATGTGTTTATCTAACCAACCAATCAATTCATTATATTAAAGAACTGAATATTGATAATATTAAATCTATTTTTTTCTTTGAGCTAATAAACCAGCTTATAGATAAGCAGTTTGAATTCGACAGTGCAACAATACCAAAAACACAAATACTCAAAATCATTAATATAAAAGATACCTCCAAAGTTAAAAATTTTATCAATGCCTAAAACAAAAATTATTATCTCCAATACGCGATCTAGATTTCTTAACATGCTGCGAAATAATCTTGTCAGTCATGTCAATAATATAGATGCTTATGTCGTTGACGTTAATGATATTTTTAAAGCATATGACATTATTAAACCCGCTCATATTTATCTTGATAAAAACGATACACATAATAAAGCTATCAAATTATTTAAGCAAGATATTATTTTACAGAGCGGTAACTGTACTATACATGATAACGACTCGGCGTTTTGTCATATTACTGATATTAAAATATATTACAATCAAAACCTAAAAAGAAACAATACTCTAGCAATTATATTTGACTCATACTCAGACGATAATTTGTTACAAAAACTAGATGCTGATAGTATACCGTATCATATATTTGATTCGCCTCATATATTACATAAATATAATTTAGGCTTATTAACAGACAACGAAAAAGCACACATTATGAATACTTATCGTGGCATCATTACACCACACAAAGCATATATAGCAGAAAGCAAAATTTGTAACTGTCCACACTATGATATGTTGGACCCTGATAGTATTATCAATAATAAGCTACAAAATTTCAACGATGCAGTTATTGATATCAACGAATATATTAAAAACAACTTATATGAATAAAAATCTAGATATAGGCATTATAGCCAATACAGCAAATCAGTTTATTCTAGGCTGCAAAATACTTAATGAGTATATTATTAATCGTCCAGAGAAACAAAGTATTATTTTTCATACTAATGATGTTGATTATTTTAATACTAACTTGATTCCTATTCTGCCGATTTGTGAATGCAAGTTCTTTTACGGCAACTTATTAGTGTTCGATATACAAGGACTAACTATTGCTCTTGACTGTCCGAATATTTCACAGATTATCCTATATCTACAGGATCACATATGGCAGTCACACTCAAACAGGTCATATTTTAGCCTATATCAACTATTCAATCATCCAAAAATAGTAGTTGTTGCTACAGACGAACAGAAAGCACATGATTATTATCATTGTTGGAGTAGAAAACCAGACCTAGTATGCGGAGACATAAGCTATGACAAACTTTCACAAGTCTTATAATGTTTTAACAGATCAAGAAAAACAAAAAATCATTCACAAGCTGTATCATCAGGACAAAATGAGTTTTGCAGATATAGCCAAAGAATATAATACTTATGCTAATCGCGTCAGAAGAGATGCAAAATCTTTTAATATTCCTATTAGAAATAAGTCGGAAGCCCAAAAGAATGCTCTTAACATAGGTAAGCACAAACATCCAACCAAAGGTAGTGTTAGAGATCAAGAAACTAAAAACAAAATAGGTATGTCTGTTCTTAAGTCTTGGTCAGAAATGTCTACTCAAGAATTACAATCTCGTAAAAATAAAGCTAAGGCAGCGTGGGATGCTTTAGATGACAATACTAAAAGCAATATTTTACAAAAGGCCAACGAAGCAGTTCGACAAGCTAGTAAGGTAGGATCTAAGCTAGAAAAATATTTATTAGAAAAGCTACTAAAAGATGGTCATAGGGTAGACTTTCATAAAGAGCAAATGTTGGTAAACACCAAGTTGCAAATAGACATTTTCCTGCCTACTATCAATACGGCCATAGAGGTGGATGGGCCGTCTCATTTTGAGCCAGTATGGGGTGATGAATCCCTGAAAAGAAATATCAAGTATGATAATAAAAAAACCGGTTTGATTTTAGGTAAAGGTCTTGTACTAATCCGAATCAAACAAACCAAAGATTTCTCTAAATCTAGAGCCGAAATAATCTTTGAAAGACTACAGACAGAATTAATAAAAATTGCAAACAAATTTCCAGAACCTAATAATAGAATTATAGAACTAGGAGACGAATAAATGGCTAAGAGCAAGGAAAAGACAGTTGATGTTTCGGAAGTGGTAGAAAAGAAAGTAGGAATCAATGATCTAGAATGGAACGACTATGTTCTTGGTCTATTATCAGAAGATGAAAAAATTGCCGGCAATCCTACAACAGATGGTTTAAGAAGAATTTTTGAAATAGCCTTAAATTGTAGACTAATATCGTCAACCACAACTGTTGTACAAAGCCCTGACCCGAATAACGAAAAAAGGGCCACTGTAGTTCATTCTCTAACCTATCGTTTAAATCCTGAGGTGTCCGACCCAGAAGGTTTAAATATGTTGACTGTGGATGGCTCTGCTGACGTTTATTGGGGTAATTGTGACAAAATCTATCGCAATCATCCTGTAGCAGTAGCGGAGACCAGAGCCGAGGGACGAGCACTAAGAAGAGCATTGAGACTCAGGAAAGTTGTGGCTGCTGAAGAGTTGGCCACTAATATAGAGGATGATCCTACAGGGGATTCTGTTTCTAGAATTAGTAGTAATCAAATTAATTTTATAGATGTTATGTCAAAAAGGTTAAACATTAATACTTTAGCACTAATCAATAGTCTTGGTTTTGATAGTAAATATATTAAAAACTTGATGCATGAAGATGCTGTTGCTATAATAAGGGAGCTATCTAAGCATCAACAAAATTTGGACACCGTGTCTGAAAGCTTAAAGGGCTATGACGAATCATGGAAATTGTGAGGCACATATGAAACTAACATATAAAGCGAGCGATAAATTAGCTTTTGAAATCGAAGGTGAAGGACAAAAAGAAGTATTCAAGGGTTTAGCCACGGTACAAGAAATCTTTGGAGAAGAAAAGTGCGGACTATGTAGTTCTAACAGTGTCAGATTCGTAGTAAGAAATGTAGATGATAATGATTACTATGAAATGAGATGTAATGAGTGTGGAGCCGTATTAAGTTTTGGTCAACACAAAAAGGGTGGCACCCTATTTCCAAAGCGTAAAGACGACGAAGGTTCATGGCTACCAAATAAGGGCTGGTATAAGTGGCAAAAAGATCAGGCTTCTACAGATAAGTCTAAAGGTAAAAAGTAAACAAATATTACCACTTGTGAATCGGGCAGTGCTGGTCTGACCAATCTAATTTAGAAATAAATCTAGCTTGTCTAGAAATTGGACAGCCGCACTGCATACAAGCCGAGCCATCAAAAAACTCACAGCTTTGACATATAGCATATCTTTTATTTCTTTCTGTTGTCGAAGTTCTTCTAGCTCCTGATAATATATGTTTTACTGATGCTTTGAGAAAATTATATGTCTTAATAAAGATATTTGGTTGTTTATATACAACTTTTATAGGTTCTGGACGATACTTGCTATCTATCTCTAGAACACTATTCTGTATTTTTTTATGGCATGGCATCTTAATTTGTGTTTGATTATGTTTATCAGACACTATAAACTCTGTTCCACAGACAGAGCATTTATATTTTCCTTCAGACACCTCATATAATTCACAAAATATATTATCATCAAAAAATTTGATTTGCATATTATATCATCCTGAATCTGGTACTTGAGTACAAGTAAAATAAGTTGTTTCTGTAGGCGTTAAAGTAGGAGTTTGTGTTTGTGTAGGAGACGGGGTTGGTGTGCGAGTTGACGTCTGAGTTTTGGTCTGTGTATTGGTTTGAGTTGGTGTTGGAGACAAACTCATAGAAGGAGATACCGAAGGCGAAGGAGATGGGGGAGGAGTGCTAGTGGGTGTGGATGAAGGGGTTTTGGTTATTGTGGGAGTTAAACTAGACGATGGTGTTATAGACGGTGTGACAGGAGGAACGCTAGGAGCTGGGACTAGCATAAATGGAATCCTAACTTCTCCTTCAACAATTTTCACGTTAAAAGGATATATAAGTTCACGACATGTGTTAGTGGGAATACTAAGGCTAGAATCTACTGGCGGGCATATAAAAACTTTTTTAAGTAAATTACCATAGTCTCTACTGGCGACTTGTTCGGTATTATCATCTATAATTTTTCCAGGACCTATAATCAAAGAAGATAATGGTTTGACATAGCCGCAATCTCCTGCTTCATTAGTATAACAAAATTTGACTTTGGTTCCAATAGCAGTTCCGATAAAATATTTGATACCTGGACGAGTGGGTGTTGGAGAAGGGGTGGGTGTTTTTGTTGTGGTATGAGTGGGTGTTTGTGTAGGAGTACCAGTACTGGTAAGCGTTGGAGTAGGTGTGTTGGTTGGTGTTTGTGTTGGTGTCTTACTGGGCGTTCTGGTGTTAGTTGGGGTTTGAGTTTTGGTTGGAGATGGTGTGTTAGTGGGGGTGGTGGTTTTGGTCGTTGTATTACTAGGAGTAATAGAAGGAGACGGAGTAGGCGTTCTGGTGATACAAATAGTTCTCATAGCTATTCTAACAATGTAGGCATTGATTTTTGTTCACTATTATCACAGCCAGTTGCGCTAGTGTCATATTCGTATGGAATCCATTCGAAAATATTTAAAGTCTGTAAATTAAAGGTTTTCATTTCAACGCCATCCCTACTACCAAAAAATGCTCTAAAAATCATCTCATTAAGTAACTTATAATAAGAAGGTACGGTATTTCTGACAACCCCAGGATTACTCTTTTGTGTGAAAGAACATATCCATGACAGGAAAGTATTTTTTATATCCATCCCATCGGTTCTACTAAATCCACCACGAGCTGTTGTTCCATTTGGAGAGAGAATATATTTATCATAAACCATATCAAAATTCTTTAGTTTTCTAGTAATATTTTTAAACCTAATTAAAATTTTAGTTTTTTTATCAAGAATATCAGCAGCCTTAACATACTTACCACTACCGTGTGTATTTTTAGGAACCCAATATTGTTCTTTAGTTACAAATATA